TAGAAAAAATATCCCATTTGATAACGGACACGTCAACGTCAGTAGCTTTACAGTTAACTACGAAGAGTACGATGGTTTTGAAGACAGAGGAGAACTTAGTTTCCCTAACCTTCCGCCTAACCAATGGTATATGGTAGACTTGTTTCCCGGCTACAACTTTAATTTACGTGGCAGTGCCTATCGCAGTGATAGCGTAACACCGTTAGGACCGAACAAAGTTCTTATTGAGTTTCGGGGCTACGGCTTATGTAGGGACACAGAAGAAGAAAGGCATACTCGTATCAGACATCACAACTCTATATGGGGACCGTTTGGTCGGAACCTACATGAAGACCTGATTGGTGTTGCAGGTCAAGGTACAACAATGCGAGAGGGCACCGAACCACGGAACATTTTACACGGACGACACGAAAACAGTACAATCCACGATGAAGTAGGTATGCGTCATTACTATTCAGAATGGTCGAAGTGGATGCAAGTGGATGCTAGTAATCCTGCACTAGCAGCATAGACAAATGACTAACAACCAATCAATGAGGAACAAAGATGATTGCAGAAACTCTTGCAGGTATTGCGCTTGTAAAGAGCGCAGTCGATGGCATTAAATCTGCAATTGGCACAGCAAAAGATGTTGGAGAGATTGCAGGACACATCGACAATCTCTTAACTGGTGAAAAGCAAGTACAGGAACAACGGTCACGTAAATCTGGTGCTAGCTTGGGTGACCAGTTTGGTATCAAGTCCGTTGCACAAGAAATTATCGACGCACGACTCGCCCAAGAACAGGTTCAAGAAATGCGAACCATGATTGATATGAGGTTCGGCCCCGGCACTTGGCAATCTATAGTTGACGAACGTGCACGTCGTATAAAAGAAGCAAAAGAGGCAGAGCGTCAAGCCAGAATCCAAGCCCAACGCGAACATGAAGAGTTTATGGAAGGTTTGAAGCAATCCGCCCTAGTTAGCCTAGTCGTAGCAATAGCAATCGGTTTATTCTTTGCATTTATTATCCTACTTCCAAAATAACTTGACTAAATTAAATTTTTAGTCTATAATAAATTCGAAGGGGACTATTATGAAAAAACTTGCTATAGACGCATTGAGGCACAGATATGAAGCTGAGAAAAAAAGTGCAGAATATACTATCGTTAATTACTTCAACAATCCAGCAGCAATTGGGGAGCATCCCGACTTGCTTGCGGAAATTGATAAAGCTCTTGAAAGTTGGGATTCAGCGCAAGGTAAACTTGAAGCTTTGGAAGCGCACGAAGATAACAGATATCAATCGCTGTTTGATTAAGTACGTTGGTTTGGGACTTTTGTATGCAGGTAGACCCTTCACAAAAATAGGCGACTGGTTTTGGAAGAAGCACAGGGCAGTATTAGACTTATTAAATCCCAACTCTTGAAACCTCAACGTTTGAGACGCACATCCCCACCTGCTGTATTGAAAAGTAAAGATTTAAAACAGGTTGGTAAAAACCGATATATCATAGTGAGAAAGTAAACTGATGCCTGTACTATCTAGCGGTTCAAAGTTTGTTACACATGCAACAGCCCTAACAACCACGAGCGATACTGACTGCTACGTTGTTCCGGCAAACTTTTCGTCTCACGTCGAACATGTCCTTATAACCAACAGCGATTCAAGTAATCGTAACTATACCTTAAAGTTTCACGAAGCTGACACGGCTATTACACATACGCTGTTTTCGTCCCATGCAGTAGGCGGTAAGGGGTCTGAATCACTGTTCACATTAGACAAGCCTCTCTTCTGCCATGCAGGTGATAAGATTATCGTGGCTGCAGGTACTGTTAACACCTTGATAGTTGTTGTCGCTGCCGAAGAATTCTACGAACCTCACAGGTAAACCATGAACTATCTCCAACTAATCAACGCAGTTTTGCGAGAAGTAAACGAAGTCGAACTTACTACCATTGCTTCGGCTCGTGGTATTCAAACATCCGTAAGCGATTTTATTAACAAAGCGCAGCGAGACATTATCAATTCTGAGGTTGAATGGCCTTTTACTGTTGCAGCCGGAACAATAACTACTGTAACAGGACAAGCAGAGTACACAAAACCTGCAAATTCAAAGACTATAGACTTCGATAGCTTTACTGTTCAAGAATCTGCAAGCACCGCTGAAAAAGTTTTAAAGTTTATTTCATTCAATGAATATCTAGAACGTCTTAACGAATCAGATACGAATCCGAATGCAAGTGCACAGGCAACACCTCAATACGTGTACTTTACACCAGACGAAAACATTGGTTTGTCCCCCGTGCCTGATGCGTCAACTTATACAGTTCGTTACTACTACTATGCTACGCACACAGACATGACAGCAGCAGCAGATGTTCCTGTTATACCGGAGCGTTTTCATGATGTTATTGTAAACCGTGCACGTTACTACACCCACATGCTTCGTTCTGACACTCAGTTTTCTCAGCTTGCTTTGCGGGATTATGACGGGGGGTTAAATCGTATGCGTGTTGAACTTATCAACCGCAAGGATTACATGAGGGCCGTATAATGCCAGATACCTCGCTACTCAGTCCCTTCGTAGTTCGTTTAGGCGGTGGATTGGTTTTGGATAAAGATACGTTTTCAATCCCCCCCGGTGCTGCCCTTCAACTACAAAACTTCGAACCTGATATTAATGGGGGCTACCGTCGTATCAATGGATTCGATGAATATGATACAAATCAGATAGGTGGCTCCACTGGTACTATTCTTGGTGTACACATTTATAAGAACCAAGTTATTGCGTCTAAGGGAACGGCAGTATACAAAAGTTCAGGCAGTGGTTGGACAAGCATCGATACAGGTCGAACTAGCGCAGGTCGATATACCTTTGCAACATTCAACTTTAACAACACAGAAAAAGTAATATGGTGTGACGGAGCGAACAGACCCTCTTCGTATGACAATACTACTGTAGTTGACTTATCTAACGCACCATCTGACCCAAAGATAGTTGCAATATATAAGAATCACGTGTTCTTTGCAGGTATGTCCACCAACCCACAAGAGGTAGTGTTTAGCGCACCTTTTGATGAAACGGACTACACAGCAGCTAACGGTGCAGGTTCGGTACGAGTAGATAGCGCAGTAAAAGGCTTGAAGGTTTTCCGCGAACGGCTGTTTATTTTCTGTGAAGATGAAATATTTTCTTTAGCAGGTTCGTCCGTTACCGATTTCCAACTACAGCCTGTAACTCGTAAGATTGGCTGTATCGACGGGTTTAGTATTCAGGAAATAGCTGGTGACCTTATCTACCTAGCACCAGACGGTTTGCGAACTATTGCTGGTACTGAAAAAATTGGTGACGTTGAACTTGGTACTGTGTCGAAACAGGTACAGCCCCGCCTCGACAACGTTAACACAGACCGAATTTCATCTGTCGTGATACGAAACAAGAGTCAGTATCGTTTGTTCTTTCCGGGAGATAGCCAAGCCCAGACTGCAGCGCAGGGAGTTATCGGTGTAATTAAGGCAGGTGTTGAAGGTGGCATGGGCTGGGAATATGCGGACATCAAGGGTATCAAACCTGCTTGTTGTGCATCTGGATTCATCAGCGGTACAGAGACTGTGATTCACGGTGGCTACGACGGTTACGTGTACAAACAGGAAACAGGTGACACGTTTAACGGAACGAACATCCAAGCTATTTATCAAGGTCCTGACTTTACAATGGGAGATGCTGGCATCAGAAAGATGATGCAGCGTATCATTTGGAATTATGATAACGAAGGCTCTGTGGATGCAGATTTCCGTATTCGTTACGACTTTAGTTCGTCAGAGACACCACAACCAGCGCAGTATCCCCTGACTACAGGTGCCGCTGTTGCTATCTACGGTAATACGGCGTCTTTGTTCGGAACAGCAGTATACGGTTCAACAGGTACACCTCTAGTTCGTCAAAGCATCGAAGGTAGCGGATTTACTGTATCAGTTCGTTTAGATGATAAAGACGGGGCCGATTCAATTTCACTAAAAGGATACCAACTGGAATTTACTCCGGGCGGAAGGAGATAATCAATGGCAGGATATACCAGACAATCCACGTTCACTGATGGCGACGTTATTACCGCCGCACACAGTAATGACGAGTTTGACCAAGTTCTTGCAGCATTTAATAATACATCAGGTCACAAACATGATGGCACGGCGGCAGAGGGTCCGGTCATTGGCTTGATTGGTGACCCCGGTATTGCCACTCCCAAAAATAAAGTTGTAGTTGACGATGCGAACAATCAGGTCGAATTCAACATTGACGTGTCGGGTACATCTACCGAACAGTTCGTTGTAAAAGACGGTGTAATCGAACCGACAACGAACAACGATATAGACTTGGGTTCGTCCAGTAAACAATTTAAGGATGGTCATTTTGCTGGCACATTAAATGTTGGTGGTGTAGCTGTCGGTGGTGGTTCGTCTATAGGCACAGTTCTTGATGAAGATGATATGTCTTCAAATAGTGCCACAGCCCTTGCCACCCAGCAATCTATCAAAGCATACGTCGATACACAACTCACCGCCGAAGACTTGGATTTCCAAGCAGATAGTGGTGGTGCACTTAGCATAGACCTAGACAGCGAGACACTCACTTTTACTGGCGGAACGGGTATCGACACTAGCGGTTCAGGTAACGCTGTAACCTTTGCTATCGACAGCACTGTGGCTACCCTAACAGGTTCGCAAACTCTTACAAACAAAACGATAGACGCAGACAATAACACTCTGTCTAATATTGAGGTAGACAACCTTAAATCTGGTGTTCTCGACACAGACCTTTCTAGCGTTGCTGGAACAGACACTACACTTGCTTCCGCAAAAGCTATCAAGGCATATGTGGATGCACAGATACAAACCGAAGATACACTCGTAGAACTCAACGATACTGATATATCATCTGAGGCAGCGGGTCACATACTCATACATGACGGTAGCGACAGTTTTGATAACAAGCCTATCTCTGGAGACATTACCCTTGCAGCTAGTGGTGCTGTAACAATTGCAAACAATGCTGTTGAAACTGCGATGGTCAACGCTAATGTCATTACAGGCCAAACTGCAGAAACATCCGTAGACGCAACTAACGACTTAGTTTTAGTATATGATAACGATGCAACAGCATTACGTAAAATGACTGTTGGTAATCTTGTATCGGGTGTTAGCGGTGGTATTAGTGATGTAGTTTCTGATACAACCCCACAGCTTGGTGGCGACCTTGATGTAAACGGTAACGATATTGTTTCCGTATCTAATAGTAATATTAACATATTACCGAACGGTGCTGGTAAAGTAAATATAGATGGTAATGGTTCATCAGGCGGTGTAACAATTACGGACGGTCTTGTTGATATTCGCACAGGCACAGGCTCACGTTCGCAAGTAAAGTTTTACTGTGAATCTAGTAACGCCCATGCACAAACTGTTCAACCCCAACCTCACTCTGCTGGTGTAACAAACACACTTACATTACCTGCAGGTGGTGACCAAGAAATTGTTGGTGCATCAGCCACTCAAACTCTGACTAACAAGACTATCGACGCTGCCCAACTATCTGGCACAGTTGCCAACGCACGGCTTGATGCAGAATTGCAAGCACTGGCAGGACTTTCTTCTGCAGCAGACAAAGGCATACAGTTTACGGGTTCGGGAACTGCAGCAGTATACGACTTGACAGCAGCAGGTAAAGCACTCCTTGACGATGCTGATGCGGCTGCTCAACGAACTACTTTGGGACTTGGTAGTGCTGCAACTGCTAATTCTACAGATTTTGACCCTGCAGGTCAGGCTGTAGCACTAGGCATTGCACTGGGATAGTTCTTGACAATTAACTAAAAATACTATATAATATATCCGAAGAGGGATAATCATGGCAAACGCATTCAAACTAAAAACTTTTGCTGGTGGTGCAATTGGTGCCAACACGGATATGACCATTTATACAGGTAAATCAGGCACCGAAACTACAATCATTGGCATGTCTATCGCTAATATCACTACATCACAAGTAACTGTCGATGTCAAGATTGAAAGTAATACATCAGACACAGAAACAAACGCAAACGTGTTCTTAATTAAGGATGCGCCTATTCCTGTGGGCGGTACATTGGTTCCTGTCGGGGGCGACCAAAAGGTCGTTCTCCTTAATACAGATGTATTGAAGGTACAATCTGACACTGCAAACAGCGTGGATACAACACTGAGCATTTTGGAGATAACCTAATGCCCTATCTTGGTAACGTACCAGCAACAAATTTCAGCACAGTAGCCTACCAAGATTTAACGGGAGGCAGTGGTACCAGCTTTACACTGAATCACCCCGCTGGTTCTGCACAGGATATTGAGGTGTTCGTAAACAATGTTCGCCAAGAGCCGGGTGTAGCTTATACTGTGGCTGGCACTGCAATGACTATGACAGGCACGGTTGCGTCCACAGATGATTTCTATGTGGTGTTTCAAGGTAAAGCAATTCAGACTGTAGTTCCCGGTGACAACACGATTACTGCTGCAATGTTGCAATCTGGGGCTGTCGTAACAAAGGCAACATCAAACCCAACTGTTTCAACCAATGGTACACAAGGCGATTTGTACCTAAATAAAACGACTGGTGAGATGTGGTGTTTAACTGATGCCACTACTAATGCAAATGTTTGGACGAACATTGGTGATGGCACAGGTGATATAACCCCGACATATCAGGCTAAATTACTGCTTGTCGCTGGTGGCGGTGGTGGTGGCAGTACTACTGGTGGTGGCGGTGGTGGTGGAGAAGTTCTTTTTGCATCTTCATTTACGCTAACAATAGGCAACACATATTCTGTGACTGTGGGTGCAGGGGGTGCTGGTGCGATTTATAATACATCAGCATCAACCGTTGGTGGCAGCACATCTTTTGGCAGTGCCGCGACTGCGATTGGTGGCGGTGGCGGTGGTACAGGTGCCACCAGTCCGACTGTGGGCGGCTCTGGGGGTGGTGCGTCTAGTGCGAGTGGCTCAACAGGTGCTGCGGCTTCTGGGACTTCAGTTTCAGGATTTACAACATATGGGAATGCTGGTGGCACTAATGCCGGTGGAACTGCATCTGCCGCTGGCGGTGGTGGTGCTGGTGGCGCTGGCGGCAACGCTGGTGTTAACGGCAGTGTTGGGGGTCTTGGTGGTGTTGGAATAGATTTAAGTTCACACTTTGGAACATCTGTAGGTGCAGACAGCGGATATTTTGCCGGTGGTGGCGGCGGCGGGTCGCAATCAAATACTGGCGGTGGTGCTGCTAGTGGCGGTCTTGGCGGTGGTGGCACTGCCCAAGCCAACGCAAGCACGGGGGAAGCTGGCACAGCTAATACTGGCGGTGGCGGTGCCGGTGGTGGCTGGAGCACTAACTATGGCAATGGTGGCAATGGTGGGTCAGGTGTTGTAATTATACGATATAGTGGTTCTCAACAAGGCACTGGTGGAACAGTCACCTCACCAAGCGGGGACACTATGCACGTTTTCACATCATCTGGAACATTTACGGCGTGAGGGTAAAAATGTGGCACATTTTGCAAAAGTAATAAACAACACAGTAACTAATGTCATTTTTGCTGATTTGGAGTTTTTTGACACATTTGTGGATGACTCACCGGGGCGGTGGATTAAGACATCATATAATATTCGTGGCGGGGTATATTATGACACTGTTACTAATCAAGCTGCTGTTGACCAGTCTGTTGTTGGGGGCGATGAGGCACGTCAGCGTAAGAACTTCGCTGGCATTGGTTATAAATATGACGGCACAGGGTTTTATTCGCCGCAGCCGTATGATAGCTGGACACTAAATTCAAGCACTTATTTGTGGGAAGCTCCAATAGCGTATCCAGATGATGGTAACAACTATGCGTGGAACGAGTCTGCATATCAAGCGGATAACACTACAGGTTGGGAGTTGGTAGAGTAATGGCACTTTCAAAACTAAGGTCTCAAAGCATAGACTTAACTGATGACTTTGCGTTCACAGGCACTGTAACAGGTGCTGGGTCTAACAGTGGTTTTAGGTTCATAAAAAAAGTAACGCTTAGTAGTTCAAACGGTACTTTTAGTGCAACTGATTTGTTTAGCGCAGATTATAATCATTACAAATTATTCTGGGAAATTAAAAACTCAGTCAATAATGTTGCTAATCATTTCCAGTGGATTAAAGCATCAGATGGTTCAATTGACACAACAGCCGCAATTGATTTCAGGGTTGATGCCACTGATAATGATGCCACTACAAGAAACAAATCTGCAAACAATGTAAATTATTGGGTTATTGAAGATGACGACGTTGAGAATATTCATAAACATTATCAAGAAATGAATGTGTATGACCCATTCAATGCCACTAGAGCAAATGTAAGTGGTGTGGGAAATTACACTGTAAATATTGATGATGATGTAGTGACCTTTGCTTATGCGGCTGGCACTAATCAAACTACAAGTTATTCAGGTATTCATCTTAGGGTATCCGGTACTATTGGCGGTTCTGCTGATGCGTCAGACACTATAACAGGCCGTTTATTAGTTTACGGTTTCGCAGAAAGTTAAGGTCAACATGGCATACATAGGTAAATCCCCAACAGGAACTGGCGTAAGGTCACGCTATTACTACACAGCTACTGGCGGTGAGACATCGCTGTCTGGTGCTGATGACAATAGCAACACGCTAGTATTTAGCGATGGCAACTATGTAGATGTGTCACTGAACGGCATAGCCTTGGTTGCTGGCACTGACTACAACACTAGCACAGCCAACACCATTGCTGGCCTATCAGCCCTGTCTGCAAGCGACATTGTAGAGGTTGTGGTGTATGACATTTTTACTGTGGCTGACACTGTATCTGCAAAGGATGGCGGTGCGTTTAGCGGTAGCGTAACGGTAAATGGTACACTGACTGCTACATCATTTAGTGGTAATGGCTCTGCTTTGACTGGGTTGGGCGGTGGCACATCTGTTGCAGTTATTGTTGATGAAAAAACACAAGGAACAGCGGGTGGCGCATCGACTGCTGGCTCTTGGTTTACTAGAGACCTTAATACTGAACTTGCTGACCCTGATGGCATTGTTAGCGTAACAAGCAACCAGTTTACTTTAGGTGCAGGAAAATACCTTATTGAATTTTCTGTTCCGGGCCATAGGTGTGGAAAACACAGAGCCAGATTATACAACTCAACCGCAACTAGTGTTGTTGCAGAAAGCATAAACCAGCAGACAGATGCGAATGCAAATGTTACGACGATAGCAACTGGAAACGGGTATGTTGATATTTCGTCAAGCACAGTTTTTGAAATCCAACAACGGGTCACCACTACACGCGCCACCAATGGTTTAGGTTTGCCTTTTAACCTTAGTGGCGAAGTGGAATTTTATACACAAGTTACAATTTTTAAAATAGGATAATGTAGGGACATGAGTAGAGCAAGGGATTTCGCAAATGTTGCAAATGTCGTTTCTGTAAGTGGCGGAAACTTAAGTATAAGCGCACCGCTAGTTAGTTCGTCTCGTAGTCATTTTTTGGTTAGAGTTTCTACAAATACCTCACTTGATATTGATGGATTAGGTAATCAAGTAGTTGATTACAACACTTTTGGTTCTTTGGTGCAGAACCAAGGTAGTGATTACAACTTATCAACCAATACTTATACATGTCCTGAAGCGGGTATATATCACTTTGAAGCCAGATGTAGATTAGATGGTATAGGTTCTGGATATGTACAAAATGCACTTGGCCCCTCTGGACTAGCGACAGATTATAATGGTACAGGAACTGCGGAGATAGATGCGCTTTGGGCTTCAACTTATTTTTTATCGGGAAGTCCTGCTAGTAATTATGAAACAGTAACGTGTTCCACTGTAATGAAGTTAACTGCGGGGCAAACCGTTCAACACTATATAATAGTTCAATCAGACAGTTCGGTTACTATTAATAATAGAGGTTCTGCTTTTAGTGGGACGTTTTTAGGCTAATTATATGGAAATGACCAGCCTTGTAGATATGCTTTTGGGTTTGCTTGCTGCAGGTGGTGCATGGTGGGCTAACGGCATGATTCGTGAACAGAAACGTGTTGAGATTCTATTGAATAAGACCCGTGAAGAATACGCTACCCGCTTAGAAATGCGTGACGATATGCGTAGAGTAATGGAAGCATTACATCGGGTAGAAGATAAGTTAGATAAAGTTTTGCAGAGGGACTAACCTATGGCAATCAACATTGAACAGGAAATGGAAGATGCCGCTACTGGCGTTAAACAGCTTTCTGGGGACACTAAGTTAACAGGGGTTCAAATACAAGCAAAACCTGCTGACGAAGACCTCGATAGCAGCAATCTTACCTTGGGTGCCGCCACACCAGTCACAGCCGACCAAGCTGCAACAACAGGCCTCAACACCACAGCCCCCACGGCCCCCGGTGCTGGGGTAGGTCAGGTCGGAGCAACAACTGAAGTAACTACGGACCTACAACAGTTAGGTCCGGCTACTGCTGCACAGCTAACTCCTACCGGACCTTACGTGGACATGACGGGTGTCCAAGCTGGACCGTCAGCAGGGGCTATAGCTACTGCCGCTACCCAGCAACTTGACCCACAAGCCACAACTCAGTACCAGTTGGGCCAGCTTATGTCATCCCTGCAGTCAGGCGGACCAATGCCAGCATGGGCTGCCCCAGCGGTTCGCAAAGTGAACGCCGTTATGCAAGCCCGTGGTCTGGGTTCCAGTTCAATGGCGTCGGCTGCTATGACGCAAGCCCTCATGGAGTCTGGCGTACAGATTGCACAGCAGGACGCGAACAAGTATGCAACCATCCAGTTACAGAATCTGAACAACCAGCAGCAAACTGCCCTTGCAAATGCTGCCACGTTCGCGGCGATGGACAAGGCGAACCTCAACGCACGTATGCAAGCTGCCGTTACGAACGCCCAGTCGTTCCTGTCCATTGACTTAAAGAATCTTGACAATCAACAAAAAAGCGACACCCTTACTTATCAAAGTTTGGTTCAGGGATTGTTTAAGGATGCGGCTGAAGACAACGCTCGTCAACAATTCAATGCTAAGAACGAATTACAGGTTGAAGAGTTCTTTGCGGAACTGGGTGCACAGGTTGATACCGCGAACGCGAACCGTCTGGCTGCTATGGAACAGTTCAATGTATCTGAAGAGAACGCCATGCAGCAGTTCAACTCATCCCTAAATGATTCACGGGACAAGTTCAACGCGAACATGAAGTTTGCAGTTGACCAGTCGAATGCCGTGTGGCGCAGGGAAATTAACACCGCAAACACGGCAATCCAGAACGAAACAAATCGAATTAATGTGCAAAATGCCTACGCCATGAATCAAAATGCTCTGAACAGTCTTTGGCAGTCTTATCGCGACAATGCAGCTTGGAACTTCCAAAAAAGTGAGAACGCACTCAACCGCCAACATGACATTGGCATGGTTGCTATGCAGTACGCGAACAGTAAAGACATGTACAAGACAGAACAGAAAGATGCCGTTCTTGAAGGTATCGGTAACTGGCTAGTGACTTGGGCAGCATCTGACTAAGGAGATAATTTATGGGTCTTTGGAATACAGTTACAAGCTTTGTTGAGGATGCTGTGGATTTTGGTTCTGACTTTTTTGGTGGTTCCGACATCCTAGACCTTCCTGACGAACTTCAGTACACTCAAGGTATGTCTGGGAGTAGCTTTATCGGCAGTGTAGTTGATTATGGCAGCAGCTTTTTAGGTGGGGATTTGGGAAGCCTGATAAAAACAGGAGCGAGTATGTACCTAAAATCTCAAGAAAAGCCTACTTTTACTAATCCACAATTTCAAAGACCCGATATAATTAGAGGAAGAATGCAGCCTAGTCAGGTAACACCTTCACAAGTCAGAAACCCCGTGGGTTTAAACAACGCGCAGGTTCAATCTGCAATGCGCCGTATGTCTCAACGAACCAATACAAGCCCTCAACTCCAACGTATCGTGGACGCAAACATGACCGCACGTCAAGGTCGTAGAACTATAGGATTAGGGTCAACCGGTATGCCTCGTGTTGCCCCTGCGGCTCCTGCAGCGGTTCGCAAAACTACAGCAACAACAGAGGTTAGCTAATGGCACAGCCCCCTTCAAGAAAAACAGTCGGTGATAGATTTTCTGCAGCACCTCCGGGGTACTCTCTTACGCAGGACAATTCTCAATGGCCTTGGGGACAACCTGCTAAATACGCAGACCCGGACGCTGCATTGGAGAACTCTATAAAGAAGCTTATGAAACCTCGTAACAAAAACGAATTGTTTAAGCTGCTTATGGTTGGGGTATCTATAGAAGTAATAATTGAAGGTATTATATTCACAGGATTTCAAGAGGGCATGTTTACACCAGACGTAGGTTTGCTTATGAAACCTTCGCTGGCATTGGTGATTTCCGACATGGCAGAAGAAGAAAACATACCATACCGTCTGTTCGAAAACGACGACGCCGAAACTGACGGCACTATGGATGATGAAACATTCCTACGTATGATGCAGCAAAACAACCCTCGCATGTTTAACATGATACGAGAACAAGCCAACGCTGCCTTTAGAGCGGGTAATACACCTCGCGAACCAGAGCCAGAACGTGGCTTCCTTAGTGCTAGACAGGGGGACAAATAAATGGCATTCTACGCATTCGCTAAAGGTGTCCTAAACGGTCACACTAACCTTATGAAAGCAGAGATGGAGGCTGAGAGAGAAAGCCAAAAGGCTGCAAAAGCGGCTGAAGAAAAGCTGGGCGAAACCGTCTTTGACCTTATTAAAGATGACAAGTTGACAGGGCCAGAAGGTGCTGCATTTTTAGGTTTACCGGGCGACCAAAGAACTATGGCTAACTTAGCTAGTTTGGTAAGTCAAACAGCAGATGTTGCTATGACAAAACGCTACGGTAGTGGACCCAATGCTTTTAAGCTGAACCTTCTTTCTGAAATGAAATACGGTTCGGGAACTAGCAATTATGACAGGTCACAAATATTCTGGGACAGTTGGCAGAATCAACTTGCTGATGAAAACAACTACAACGCTGCTCTCAACTACTTTAGGGGTAACAAAGACGCGGCAGATGCTCTCCGTGCTGATGTGTATAAGAACGAATACGAAATTCGTATGGGCAACATACTGCGTCAAAAGAAGCAGGGCGTGGAGGCTGTAGGTATGCAGTTCATCGACCTTGGCTCTGATTATGGTAACGCCGCACGTTTATTTGACGACCTAGGTTTCCAGAGCGTAGAGCAGAATGCCACTAGTCAAGCTGCAACCTATATTCAAGATTTAGATACAAATACTCAAACTGCTTATTGGATGAACACAAAAAACAAAGATGGCGGCGGTGTAGAACAAGCCGTAGCTATCTCTGTAGACAAAGCAACAGCGTCAATCTGGGAACAGATGGCTGCTGCTGGCGGGTTTGCGGACGCTCAAGAAATGATATTTAGCTATAATTACGACCCGTCCATTGTTCGCGAAGAGGGTGAAACAGACCAGCAGTTCGCAGCAAAGCAGAACGCTTTACTATATAAAGCAGCGCAGCTTGAAAAGAGCGGTAGTTGGGGAGCGTACCTTCGCAGCCCTGAGATGTGGACTAAGGAAAAAAGTGCAAAACTACTTACAGACCTTGAATCTCTGTACGGTAAAAACAATAAGATGCAACAAATACAGGCTTTGTCCCTTTTAAGCGGAACTCCATCTGGTGTGTTTTCTAAGACACGAAAGTATCGCTACCAACGTGACAATAATCAAAGTGCGGTTGCTCAGATGAATGGTATGCAGTTTGTAGAAACGGTTACAGGCTTGAAAAAAGATGATTTTGATACGGGCTTAAAGGCACAAGAAGACGCTGTTGCTTATATAGAACGATTGGAACAGCTAGAAACTTTACTAGGAGAAAACGCGGGTTCCGGCTGGGTGCGTAGTACGGCTGCAGGACTTTCAGCATTTGGTATTCAGATAAAGCAAGCAGTTAACGTCATAGGTAATGTATTCAATGACAACGCTGAACTGTTTCAGGGTGCGGATTTAGGTGCCATACAAGCTGCAGCACAGGCTACAGGTATAAACTTAGCCGCTGTATCTGAGGCCGAAGCAATCAGACTGACTCTGGCTGCAAAAATGGCTCGTGCTGTTGACCCATCTGGTCGCTTATCGAACCAAGACTTTGAGATACAACTACGTAGATTAGGTCAGTACAATCTATCAACACCAGAAAGTATTGCGGCTGCTTTAAAAGTCGTAAAGAAAGAATTTATGGCAGACTTGGAATACAAACAGATGTTGTCCACTATATCTGCACAGACATCCCCTTTGACTCGCCAACAAGCAAGACGGGTACAAGCCGCCATGGCGATTCGCAAACTGCAAGGTCAGATATACGGCACAGGAAGGGTTACACAAAAACCTCCAACATCCGAAAAGCCGGATAATCCTGAAGGCGGACTACCCCAAGGTGCAGTTGCCATGCCAGATATGGTTGGACCTAATGGTGAAACCGTTTTTTATAAAGATGGTAATTACTATGATGAGAATGGTAATGTAGTTACGGGCGTCACAGAGAGAGGCACCCAGTCGTCAGTAGCACCCTCAGTAGCATCAGAACAGGTAGTATAATGGCTGAACCACTTCAAGTAAATGACGAAGAGCAGACACCAAACGACCCTGTGGTTTTAACACAGGACGAAATAGCTACACAGGCTATTCCTGCAGATGAACAGCTAGCGCAAAAAACTCAGAAGATAGAGGACTTGCCTACTACAAGTTCTGGCATTCCACGTCTTACTATTGCACCTGTAACCCCCCAACCAAAAGCTGGAGTTGGGGATACAACAACAAGGGTCGAGGTACAAAAACAAGCACCATTTATTCGCACTGAAACAAAAGAATTAGAACCTAAAGTTCAAGAAGAATTAGAACGTAAGGCAGAGGTTACTGAGCCTCAGACTTATGAGTCTATAATGAAACGTCTTGAAGCTGGAGAGACTGTAACTTTAGGCAACAAGACTTATGTTGGTCGCCCTACTGCCAGAGTAATCAAGAACAACGCTCAAGAACGAGTTTTACTAAAGGGTCAAATAGCCCAGTACGGTATGCCGGGAGAGGTTCAAGAAGACCAGCCAACTATCGCATTCACTGACCCGGCTGCATCAAGTGTAGTTCTGCCGCAAGACATGACTGACCCGGATGAACGTGACCTTGCTACTACCTATGCTCAAGGTCGTATGGCTGTGAACAGTATGTTGCAACAGACAATACCCGATAGAAATGTTCGTCAAATAATAGTGGATAATTATGTAACCGGGGACTTTTTTGCAAACCTTCAGGAAAGATTAGCTGAACAAGGTAGAGGTTTTGTCGCCGGATTACCTTTGTTGGGCGTAGAAGCTTATGGTGCACTAGAGGCTTTAGAAGACTATAGTATGCGGGGCATCCCTTTTATGGATGCGTGGGAAGCCCGTCGTCCAGAACGCGAACGTCAAAGACAAAAATATCTAGAAGGGCTTGATAATGTTTTGTCTGGGCCTACCCTTGCAATGCACTTCAACAATGAAGTAAACAGGATTGCAAAGGAACGGTTCGAAAACGGTACCATAACAGAAGAGCAGTACAATGACATTGCCTTTGTGGAAGTAGGCGGTGAACTGGTTCCAAAACAACATTTTGATGAAGATACAGCTTATCAGTTGATGGACCTTGCATTCAATGAAATGCCTGAAGTAGCACAGATAGGAGTAATGCTTACAGAGAACGCTGTCACAGGTGGTTTCTTCGGGGGCAGTAAAGCAGCAAAGGCTGAAAAGGAACTCAAGAAGCTTAAAAGATTAATAGCCGCTGATAAGACATTACAGAATTTACCATATTCACAAGTGGTTCAGGTTCTAAAACGCAGAGATACAAACTTTAAAGTAAACGAAAAACTGCTGGACATAGGCATTGGTCAAGAGAAAGTAAGCGACCAGTTAAAGGCTTCTTATGCTAAAATACAAGAATCCAATTCAAAACTTGAACAGATGGCTCTTGACGGGCTTGAGAAAACCGCAGATTACAAAATAGAATTGTCAAAAAGAGATAACTTGATACGTATGAGGAATCGTGCGTTTGTATCAGGTAAAACTAGACCTTACCTAATTGCAGGAGCACGAGATGCTGCAGTAGTGTCCATAGGTCAATTCTATGCTCGTGATATTTTAGGGGAGTCAATTGACCCCGGTGCGGCAGAGGCTGTAGGATTTTTGGCTATGAATATGGGTGCCAAAGACCTTAGTATATTTGCAGGTAAAAAATTAGCTTCTGGGGCGACATCTTTACTAGGATTTACAGGGAACACCGCTCTTAGAGTTACTCCTGACTTTTTAGGAAGCGGTGTTAGCATGTTTGGTAGAGTCGCTAACAAAGTCATACCTTTAGGAGACACTACAGTCAACGACTATGAAAGGTTAGTTTTCGAACCGTTAAATGGTAGAAAGATGAACTTAAAGGAACAGGCTGCGTTACGGCGCACAGTTGAACAGGTTCAAAAACTGTCACCAGAAAACAAGGAACGGTTCCTAGATGACATTGGCAGAATAGCTGACTTAGAGGACATAATATTAAGTACAAAGGCCTTTCCTGATGAAGCAACCAGAATGAGGGCACATCAGCTATTTCAAATGTCTGTAGGTCAGGCTGCTGGAATAACTATAACAGCGGCTGCTAATGCAGCAACTAGCATAAACTATAAGCAACTGAAGAAAGAAGGTCTGAAAACTCTGTTTGATGGAAAGATGGTGCAGCGGGACCAAATTGAACAAACTAAAATAGCCCTTGAAGCTTTTGCAAAGCACATAGCTGAGTTTGGAGACATCAATAGAACAGCCCCTATACGTAGAATGTTACAGGGGATGCAGGATATGGTTGATAAGCAGGAAGTAGCAATACAAAGAGACTTCAGCATCATCAATCAAAATCTGGATACCTTTATTACAGCTAGTGCGGCTAACATACTAGAACCTGTTGATGAAACATTCATAACAAGTATGCGAGACATGAAGGTTCGTTTACAAGGCGTACTTAATGAAACCATAGATGAAGAGAAAGCTTTGAAAGAAGCGAATGCAGCTTGGGCAAATGGCACGTCTCAAAAGATAGATGAAATAGAAGCATTGAGGAGAGACACTCTACGTCATCGTAACGGGTTGTCCAGATTACTAGAGCAACTTGCGTTAGGAAGGCTAGAGCAGCTAACTGCTCGTGGAGATGCAGCGTACGCCCGTCTTAATGAATATATAAATACCACAGACAGACCCCCTGTTGACATTGCAGAAGCAGTTCAGGACATGATGAATATTGCTGGAGAGAGCGATATAATGTACATGTTTGGACGGGAAGGTCTGTTTTTTACTTCAGCCGTCGGTAGAAAAGCCCAGCTTACTTTTAACAATATGGCCCAGAGAGCCTTCGATTCTATTGACCCTAAATTTAAAGAGTTTTTGGAAGCGAAGATAATAGAAAAGAAAATTGCAACCGCTGAACAATTGCAAGCCATGAATAAGGTGGACTTTTCTTTGCTGGCTCACAGCACAGGTGCAATGAACATATTCGGAAACGTGACGTTGACTGAAGCCGACACTATGAGACGTGCGTTCAGAGATTACGGCTACAAGGTAAAAAACAGTAATCCAGCCGTGGGGTCAAGGTTTAAAGAGTTTGCTGAGAAGTTAGACAATCTGATTGAAAGCCAAGACGAGGAAGGGTTCCAAGAGCTTCTTAAAGCTAGAGATGAGTACGCAGCCGCCGTAGGAGACACTATGCGTGAAGGGGGCACCTTCTACAAACTAAAGCAATCTCGCGTGGGTGGTGAGAAAAAAAATCTAGCTTTGAACGCGCCTACCACGTATTTCTATCGCACTTTTCAACCTACAGATTTGTTTGAAGATGTGACAGATGGGGTTGACCGTCTTATGAGAAATCTTAATGACCGTAAAAAGTTAGACGTTGCAGATGATTTAAATAGAGCCGTTGCAGAACTTCAACAAGCTTTTGGTGACCCCGTTGATGGAAACATCATATTTGATTTAACAGATGAAACAGTCTTAGAGAATTTTAATTTAATTCGCAGAGCTGTAACAGAGTCCTTACAAGACAGATGGTTTTCAGATTATATAAAGGCGGTTCGTAGCCCACGTGTTGGTGCTAAAATTAAGCCTGAAGAAACTTATAATTTTCAAAGGTCTACTGACTTAGAGTTCGTAAACGAAAATAGCCAAGTATTGGTTAAACGATTAAATTCTAAAGGCGAGGTAGAAATTGTTTCGGTTCCACTGCTAGATTTAGATAGCCTGTATAAAACAGAACGTTTGGAACTGGAACGTTTAGAAGAGGGGACTAAACTAGCACAAGGGTTCAAAGACTTCCAGACACGAGCTTCTACAACCATGACCAGAATAAAGGCTGACGAAGCCCTTGTTAGTATGGAGAGAGGTCAGTCCTTAGAAACTATAAAGATACTTTCCAACTCTGATGACGGTGTGAAATTCTTTGAAAAGTACATAGCGGGGACAGGAGAGGATATTAGTGTACTGAAAAACCGATTTGTGTCAATTGCACAACAGCAAGGTAAAAGTAAAGCGCAAGCTGAAAAGACATTTGATGATGGTGTTAAAGCTTTGACATTCCAAGGTCTGCTTGCTCGTGGTGGTTACAGAGCGAACGATGCTTTAGATACGGCTCTTGATGGTAGTGAATACGCTGGTAAGACATTCCATGATTCACTTAGCCTAGTCGAGACTCTTAAAAATCCTGATGTTCAAGAGAACATGCTGGAGGTATTTGACCCTGAACACATAGAATACATAAATGCTATTGCAGCTTACGTGCATATACAGTCTGCTCGTGCTCTTGTTTTAAGCGGTGGTGTTAGAGGAATATCAACAACAGAAGCTTTGAGCCGCGCTTACAATATTGCAAGGGAGATGGTTAGCCCTCTGTATGTGGGTTCCGAAATTGCAATACGCCTAATGCAAGAGATGGGAGCAGAAACCCTGATGATGGCATTAGACAGTAAAGATGCTGGACGTATTATGCGAAACATCCTAGAGTTCCCAGAGCTAGTGACCCCCCAAGACCTAAAAAAGTTTGACACTTATCTAATTCAATTTATGATGACTCATGCTACACGAACCGGACAGGAAGCCGTGGTTCGTAAATACCTAGACATAGACCCATTTGATGGAGATGAAGATGGACAAGAAACTGAAGTCAGTACCAGCGGACAATAAAGGCTTGGGCAAGCTTCCCACAAAAGTACGCAACAACATGGGCTACATGGCCTATGGCGGCAAGACCAAGAAAAAGGGCTACGCCTACGGCTCAATGGTTCGCAGCCCAATGGCATCTGAAAACAAGATGCAAACCTCTATGAACCCTATGCAGCCTCGCCAACAGCAAGGCGGTATCACGCCAGCCATGGGTATGCCGGGAATGATGTACGGCGGAAAGGCCAAGAAGAAGAATGGCTATTAAGAACAAGACAGTTCCCGCACCTCGTGGCTACCACTGGATGAAAAGTGGTAACAGCTACAAGTTAATGAAAAACCCCAAGGGCGGTTACAAACGCCACAAGGGGTCAAGCTTACGTGCTAAATTTAAAGTACAAGAATCGCACTAAATATATCGACTAGACTTAGTTATCATCTCATCCCCCATAGATTTCAAGTAACGAAGAAGACTTGCCACCTTGAAGGTTCCTTCATATTCTGGCAGGTCTTTTTCCATTATAGAGACAAACTGGTCAGGGTTCACTGAGTCCATATCTAACTCTATACAGCCTTTGTCATTTAATGTAGCTGTTAATTTAAACAGTTCAGCTTTAGGACGCTTGTTGCTCATTTTTATACGCCTTAATTACGTCTGATGAAAACAACTTCTGTATGTTCAGAAGGTACATCCGTGAAGCGTTGTGGTCCCCACCGCTAACGGTTTTTTTATAGTCTAGGTTATCTATGATACGCTTCAACGACGGTACGTCGAACACGAGGGTTGCAAAAGTCTCATCACCGATACAAAGGTTGTGGAACCAGTAGTCTGCTTCCGTAGCAGCGATGCCACTAGGCTTGCCATAGGATTCATATTCAACGGCTATGTTGCCTGTTCGAACCCACATGTCTCGCTCTGACTTCACCTCTACTTTTTTGTCTGTCAGCATGTCGGCAACCCGCTGTTCGCGAACTTTGCCGTATGCCAAATCTAAATCAAACTTCTTGCGGTCACAAACCGCTGGTTCCATTTTACTCATCAGACTTTTCCTTTGGTAAGAAGACCATTACAAACGAATCGCACTTAGGACAGGTAAGGTTTGTTTCCATACAATACTCTTCGTCTTCATGGTCGATGTCGTGGTCTGCTCCCCACACCAGTTCAGTGTTACAATGCCAGCACTGCATCACGCCGCACTCAAATCTACAACTTCACAAACTCCAGCCGTACAGGCCAGTTCCCGCGAACCACTAGTATTATCTTCTTTTTCGAACTCTGTCAACTTGTTCCAGTCAATGTGAACATGTTCGTACACCTGCTCCCACTCAAGATATTCATCAGGTCCAATATCCTGATAAGGAGCTTGCTGGTATGTATGGTCGTCGTGAGGCAAGAACGATACACCTGATGCTACATCAAAGTTCTCGTACACCCACGCACCGACTTCCATCCACTCATGTTCCTTTACAGTCACAGTGATAGATGGCTTGTGTTCACACCAGTGAATAGCGTAAGTCTTCCACAACTCAAGCTGTTCGATAGCTGTCATCTGGGTTCGTGTGACTGCACCTGTTGGAGACTTCATAGGAAAACTGAACACAGTAACACTGTCAGGCTTCATCATATCCCGCTCACTATGTACGCCCTCATTAATCAGGAACTGAGTCAGCGGGTCTTTGTTATCGCCGCGAACGGTTCTGATAAAGTGGTCGTTGTGTCGTGCATGTATCCCGCTTGCTGCGTCCACCAGTTGAGACACAGTACCCGACGGCTTTACACAGGTGATTGCAGTGCTCTGCGGGATTCCAAGCATGTTCGCAAATTTCAGGTTTGTGTCTACTGCTGTTCGCCGCATCTCTTCTAGCCAACGCTTGCTGTCTACATTTTTGGATAAAACGGGATGGTCCATGATACCAGTCAAGGAGACGCCTAACAAACGCTCTTCCTCTGTGTTGTCTTTCCATATCTTCCTCAAGTATTTGAAGTCAGTCAAAGTAGACTGAAGGGTTCCAAGGATTGTAGCTACACGAACCTTGCTCTTTAAGTCTTCCAAGCTATCTGATTCACGAACCACCACCTCTGACAGATTACAGAACTGGTAGCCACGAAGGATAATCTCCGAACATGGGTTGGTGCCCCACATGTGACCCTGTTCGCGGCGTCCATTGCGGCCTACCTGCTTGTCTGCAGCCTCACGGTTGAAGATACCCCGCTCGCCAGACTTAGACTCTACAAGAGCCAACCATTCCCGCATGAAGGTTTCCATCTGGGGCTTCTCTTTGTAGGATACAGAATTGTTAGCCAACGCACGTTGTCCTTCGTGCTCCCACCAGTTACCTGACTTAGCGTGGCGCATTTGGTCATCGTTAAGATTAGACAGACTAATCAAGGCAGAGCGACGAACGCCCCCCACAACAACTACCTCGCCCACCTTACACATAAGGTCGTGGCACTCAATAGGGTACAGCCTACGTCCAGCCGATTTCTTAAACACCTGAACAGCAAAGTTAAACAGGTCTATCAGAGGCTGTGGACCACTGGCTCTACCCCCCATAACTTTCAAACGGGAGCCAGAAGGTCTAATTGCTGACATATCCCATGTAGGAATTTGTCCAGCGTAAAGTAAAGCTATCAGTTCGCGAAATGCTTTTGCCCACCCCGGCTTGCTATCACCCACAGTTATAACGATGTCAGAATCCCCAAAATTGTCAGATACCACAGGAAGTCTATCAACATTCTCTCTCTCCACACTAAATCCAACCCCGGTGCCACACATCAAAATATACATACATTCATCGAACGCACGGGGGCTATCCACAGGGATGTAGCTACAGTTGTAACCACAGATGTTGTCACGAGCGAGAGCCGGACCAGAAGTCATCATGGCTCTCATACTAGGCATAACCTGCAGACTTAACACAGAATCACGAATCTCGTTCACTGTCTTGTCTTGCAGCTTTACGTTGTGCTTCATCAGCACATGGTCTTGCATAAATCCAATATACCGGTCAACTGTCTCATCCCAGTTTTCTCTGCGGCCTTCTTCGTCTACCCAACGAGCATAGCGTGATTTGTGAATAAACTGCTGGTATACAGTTGGTAGTAGGTTGTTCATCGGTTGTCTCCCTTTATATTAATAAGTTTTTCTAAGTACCACTTAGCTTTTTCTAAATCTTCAACACCGTTCTTGTAACGGTATCTCCACAGGTATTTCAGTATGTTTCCCTGTAAATAATATTCGAACCCATCTTCTGTAGCGGATTCTATAGCATCAATACATTCTACCCCCGCCTTATTATAGTGTGGCGGAGAGTTTACCATGTCTACGTTTCCGTATGCTTCTTTTCCGGCCTGTTCAAGTTCTTTCATGTATGATTCGTGTCTCATTGTTTTGTTCCAAAGTCCACTTTAAGTACGTTTTTATCACGCTCTGTAACTCTATCCTTGGGTTCTAAGTCGATACCTTCTTCTTCCAACTCTTCTAGTATCTCTTCTTTCATACCATTAAAATGTATACGTGCCAACCCTGCCTGTAACAATCTTTCAAAATCATTTTCTAACAACTCTATTATTCCCTGCTGCGCTACGAACCCAGCGTCAACAAACTCATCATCTTCATCTTGAGGGGGGCGAGTTGTATCATATGCCGTCATTCTAAAGTTGTCATCATCCACTTTAGTCAATATGATGTACCATTTATCGGGTAACAAACTGGCTATCTCAAAGTTCCGTTCATCAGTCATTTTTAAACCACTCCTCTGGTATACCGCCTTCTGCCCACGGAAAGCCATAGCGGTTCGCCCAGTCAGCGTAGGTGGTCTTGCTACCCCGGTATATCTTGTTACGGGCACGTTGGAATACAAACCGTATGTCTAGTTCGGGATGTTGCTGCTTGATTAGCTGCATTTTAACACGGTCACCCTTGTCTAGATTGCCCTTGGCTTCTATGTATATGTCCTGCTCAGGTAGATAAAAGTCAGGGGTGTAGGTTCGCGGCTTGGGTATGTAAGTAAATTTCGAACCCTCGTATTCAAACGCAACTTTCTTTTCAAAAAGTGACTTGGCTAACCCAATCTCGAAATGTGACCTGTATCTTGTTCCTCTCATAATCCTTGCAACGGAAACCCCGCCTTTACCCCTTCTAGCCTTTTCAACAGATACTGTTCTACTTTTGGTGATTGCTTTTTTAGCTGCTCTAGTTCTTGAGACAATGCTAACGTCGGTAGACATACGGTGACTCCCTGTCGTAGGTGATGAACAACGTTTTGAAACTCCTCTTCAATAAGCTTAATGTCTCGTGATTCGGTTCGCGAATCCAAAGTACCCTCAGATGAAAAATTGTTACGTAAGGTAATGGGTAGCCTAATCTCTAGTTGGCGAACCCTTACAGTAGAGCGACCACCCCCACGACGCTCGTGTGATTCAACGAACACACAACGCAACTCTGGATTGAGTTCAAATAGTTCGTGGGGGTACTCCCGTGTGTACAGAACAGGCATCAGTCTAGTTCTCGCTTGACAAGCTTCGTATACCAGACATGCGGCTTGAACCGTGCCTTAGACGTTATCTTAGGAGATAGCTCTGCATTCTTCCAGCACTTTGTCTTAAAGGAACAGAAGGTGCAAGTCTTGGGCATCAAACGATTGCCTGTCTCTACCTTCTGTCTATCTATCGTGACTGTCTCAGGAACAGACTGGAACGGTACTTTGAACGGTGCGTCATTGACAATAGCCTCGACACGCTTGTTCGCATCCTCAAGATATGCCTTGCGGTCTTCAGACTGTTCGCGGGGTGCCTCTACGAAATCCCACTCACCTGTGGATTTGTTGATTACAATCCATCCCCCGAACCGTTTACCCTCTGACTCGCCATACAGATGTCCCTGCATGACATAACCAAAGGGGTCATCCTCTTTGATAACATCATAGCCACCACGCCCAGAAAACTTGTTGTCGAATGACCAAGGGCTGGCTGTCTTGATATCCCAGACCTCTTCTTCGCCGTCGACGTTCAAGATGATATCTAGGGTTCCGTTGACAGTCTGACCCCCCAGTTCAAGGGAACACTTCTTCTGTTCCGCAACGACATCCAAGCCAGCCCCACGCATCACAAGGATGGCGAACGCTTCTAAGAGGTCGCCGGTTGCGAACCGCACGATATCATTGTAGGCAACGTCTTGTTTGTTACCCTGCTTCTCAAGTTGTTGTTGACATAAGGGGCGACCAACACCGGACATACGAACCCGGTAGTCTCCCCTGCTAGAGAATTGCTTACGCATAGCAGCTTTGCAATCCTCACCAAACTGTTCTATCAGATGTTCGAGGCGAGAGGAGTCTATCTCCCCCCGCCCCGCTTTCTGTAGAAAGTCTTGCACCTCTACAAGTTGTATCATTACTAGCCAGCCAGACGTGCTGTTAAGTCGATATCATCTGTAGAGTTCATTGATTTCTGAGCGTTCTTGTACTCAGTAAACACAGATTCATTATGTGCGTTGACCGTATCGCCAAAGTCTTTCATCAGGGCTTTGTCAGCATCTGTACCCGACACTTCCTTTACAAACGAAAGCTTTGGAGTCCAGTAGATAACACCACCGTTCTTTTGCTTCTCTGTTGTGAACTCAATCAGAGCCTTGTGCATCAGAATCTTACGGTCTGTAAGCTGCTTCTGAATGAAGTCGTTCACAGGGCGGTAGCCCGAACGCTTGAAGTACGCCATGAATGGCATCTGCTCAATAGGTGCAGCAGTACCATCAGCATACGACGCATCAGGTGCATCAATAATGCCATAGATAACTTGGTTACAGCTAACCGAACGACTCAGCAACACACGAGGGTCATCCTGTCCAAGAGCTTCTTCTTCTTGACGCGACAGTCGACCACACTTGTTACCACCCAATGTGTCAGGGAAGTCACCAGCTAGTTTGCGCTTCTGTACAGACTTACAAGAGAACTTGCCTTCTTCTTGGTCCCACACAGACCACTCGAAGGTTCGCAGCAATGGACGAACTAAAACCTTGTCTGAGTATACAGGGGCTGAACCGTTCCAGATACGCCACGCACCACGCCGTAGTAATGTACCATCATCTGTTTCTGTGTCGTAATTAATGTTCAATCTAGGCAACCCCATCTTAGGCTTATTGTTCGGGTCAGCCTGTCCACTCATCTCCATGAGTGCTTCGTCATTGCCTGACTCGAATGCTGTCAGGTAGGAGTTCATTTCATCATTTAACATTTGAAGTTCGTTACCCATAATCGTAATTCCTTTTCTATGAGTGTTAAGCGTAAATGGATTATACAGTTAGTATCTCTTCCAAGTCAAGCCAATTTTCACCTATTTTTAATTCTATCCCAACAGGCATGTTATATTCGAACCCGTAGCGGTTCAAAGTCTCAGTAGGTATAGCCAGCATACAGTCAGCTAACAGGTTGATGCAAGCCTCTTTTTCTTCGGGGTGCACATCAAGAACAATCGAATCGTGAACTGTGTTGCAGATTACAGAAAGCATATTTCTGGTTTGCATCATTCTGCTTAGTCGAACCAAGGCAGTCGGTAACAAGTCAGCCGTGGCGAACCCCTGAACTGGGTAGTTACAGATTGCGGTTCGGTCAGTGGCTGCTCCCCATTCTGTCCACCTAGCCTTTGGAAAAGCATACTGGCGTCCTGATGGCAGTTCAATGTACTTCTTAGTTACGGCGTCTTTTTGCAATCTTTCGTGCCACTTGGTGACGCTGCTGTATTTTTCTTTGAATGCATTGTAATAACGCTTCTGGTCTTCTGTACCAGATACCCCACCATAGAGCGGTTTGAACGTGTGTGCTTTCGCGTCCTGTCGTGAGCATCCGATAACACCAGCAGTATAGCTGTGAACATCTGTACCTGCCTCTACATCATCTCGTATAGCAGGGTCATCAGCAAGAAAGCCAGCAACCCTAAACTCAAGCTGGGCATAGTCTCCTTCAAGTATGTAACCGCCCTCGAACCTGCTTTCGACAGCCCTACGAATAATGAAGGTAGAACCTCGTGGCATATTTTGGAAGTTCGGATTCCTAGACGAAAGGCGACCCGTCGCCGTAACACACTGCATGAATTCTGTGTGGATGAAACCGTTCGCATCCATGTTGTTTTCCATACCTTCAACAAACGAACGAAGGTAGGTTCGAACCGCACTGTATCGTATATAAGCTTCTGCAAATTCACGGGCTTCTCCTCTTAATGATGTGAACATACTTTCAAGGGTTTCTTTATCTGTCTTGAATCCCGCCGCCGCCACATCGTAGGGGTCACGGGGGATAAGCTTGAACCCCGCTACCTGTCCTGTGGGTACATAGAGCACACCCTTGCCCTGACAGGGCTTACAGATTCGGACAGCCTTACCCAGTGTGCCATCCTTCTTACGGGCTGTATAACGCCCTACGCCGCCGCAATCGGTACACTGACTACCCTTTGTTTTATACAGTACATCAGTCTCGTTGACAACGGTTCGCCGAAAGTCAGCACGGCTCATACGGGTACGCCTCTTTGGCTTCTTTCCCGCACCGCGAATCTCGTGACCAAGATTGAACACGCCAGCCCACCTGTTCTTGTCCAACACACAGCATGAATAAAAAAGCTTGGAACGGTCATCAGGACTGTCGAGGTTCACGGGAGTGTCCCCCATAGCCTCTGCTGCAAGTTCGTTAAGTCGCCGCTCCAATGTAAACAGTTCTTCCTCGTATTCACTACGAATTTCTGCTAACGTCTGTCTGTTTATCTTCAGTCCGTTCTGCTCCATACGAGCCAGAACGTCTGTCATCTCAAGCGACAGTCTTAGTGTCGGTAGTAAAGTTCGCTGCATTGTAAAATTCCTCAAATGTAGTGCCAAAGGCCTCTAGCTGTTTTAGTGCTATCTCTTCTGTAGCCTGTACGTCAGCTTTACCGTACTCTTCTACTATCTCCCACGGGATGTCGTAGAACGTCTTCCCCGCTTTAAGATACGGCTCCACAAGGTCTTTCTCCTTGCGGGTAACGTCATACTTTTCTGTAAGAGCAGCAAGTCCAAGAGGCCAACGCTGCGCCTTCGCAAGAATATATTCCGCCACCATCGTATCGTAGATATCACCGTCATAAACAAAACCGCACTCCCGTATCCAAGATAAATCAAACTTAATGTTTTGTCCCACAACCATGTCTGCCTCGTCAAGTGCTTCTTGAAATAGTTCAGGTGCAAAATCGTGGGGTTCTCTGTCTGCGTGATAGTAACAATGATAATGTATGTAGGGTGAAGACAGCCGCTTATAACCTATTGAAACTAAAGAGTTTCCAAAGTAAGGCAAGGCAGTTGTCGAACCATTGGGCTTGTGCTTGTGGGTAGTCTCCACGTCAAAAGTAAGTACGTTCATCAGTAATACAGCCCCCGTTGCACATCGATGTGGCTGGTAAACATACCATGCCAACCGTTCAGTTTGTTCTTAGAGATGCAGATGTGACGTGTGGTATTCTCCTCTTCGGATGTACCTGTCTTACCAATACCAATGATTACATCAGCTTCACCTGCCTTACCTGTTCGCGAACCGTCAAGCATAGCGTAGTCAATGAACTGACGGTCATGCGCCTCAAAGCTGGCTTGGCTAACTGACCACACCAATAGTTTGTTACGCTTTGCTATCTCACGGGCAACAACATAAGTTTCCTTCAGACGTTCATCACCACGATTGAACTCACCCGCAACGCGAAACTTATCTAGCTGGTCACAGAACATCACGTCCGGCTCATTGAGTTGGGCATAGTCGTTTAATTCTTCCATAGATGTACCGACCGAATCCATCACAACAAGGTATGGCTCTATCTCTTCAAGGTAACGTTGTGACAAAGCATCCGCACCTTGTGTCATCTCTTCACGGGTAAGGCCGAAAAAACTCTGTATTATCCGCAGCTTAATCTTTTCGGCTGGTTCCTCGTTAGCCCAATAGACTACTTTGTGTTTCTGTTTGATGTAGCTTGCGGCAACAAATGCACAGAAGGTGGTCTTGCCAACCTCTGGACGGGCAAAGATAATACCTAGATTACCTCTGTCCATACCCGACAGGTGTTCGTTTAGTAAATCCCAAGTGAACGGGAAGTCTGGTTCGCCAACCTCTTCTTCCATGAGTTGCACAAAGTCTTTGTCCATCTCGCTATAGGTAGTCTTGTCGGACATACGCCCGTCCTCTACCATGTCTATTAGCGTCTTTAGTTCACCAAAGTGTTCCGATTCGCCAGTAAAGATTGATATAGCTTTTTCACCAATCTGCCGTGCCTTATCGCGAACCCAAAAGTTCTTGACTATATCCGCCTCTAAGTCGCCAGCATCCGACATATGTTCGGATAAGTTGGATATTATGTCGAACACCTCTTGCCGCGCACTGTGAGGCATAGCAGGGTTCCTGTCCATGAACAGTGAATCTAACTGGTCACGCGACAAATCCGTATCATAATTCTTATGTGCATAGGATATCGTATCGAACAAAGTAACATAACGTCCTTCGAACATGTCGCGGGTCACAATGTTCTTTACCTTGTCGTAGAATTTTCTGTTTAGCAGAAATCCTAATACCTGTATTTCAATCGATGTATTTCTGGAAGGTTTGTCTTCGTTCATCATCTGTCATATCTTTCACATCTTTGTTTAAAACAACTAAGCTAGTAGGCCTGTGAGCCTGTAGTTGCCGAACAAGTTGAAACGCCTTTTGCGTTGCGTCTTTGTCCAGCGCAACCAGCAGTCTATCATAACGCCGCAGGAACGGCAAATGACTGTCCTGTAAGTTTGTGCCAAGCAATGCTATCCCCGAAAGAATATTAGATACACTGCAAGCAGAAGCACAGTCTTCCAAAACAACACCGATGCGGCTGGCACCGCAAATGAAAGGATTACCTGACTTTCCATATCTCCACCACTTTGGTTTGATGTTAGCTAAACTACGACCCGCCGCATCAACAGTCTTGCGTCCATCTTTAATTAGATAAACAACACGGTTCATTCGGAAATCATAACGAATATCGACACGACCAGATAGGTACGCATCGTAAGCATTGACCCGCTTGACATAAGATTCGGCATCGGGTTCGCGGGAGAGAGCCACGAAAGTTTCAGGTATTTCAAAGACTTGTTCGTCATCGGGTTTGCGAACAGGTTGCACTTTCTTTAGCAAGGGATGATAGGGGGCATCTTTGCGAACCCTAAATCCTGTCCGTCCACGAACCCCACAGTCTGCATGAAAGCAAAACCACAGTCGTTCGCCGCCAGTGTCGCTAACACTGAACGTGTTCTTTTTACCACACGCAGGGCAGTCTATTCGCAGACGACCCTCTGGTGCAATTGTCAATCCTTCAACGTAATCTTTTAACCAAACTGTCATTGGCTATCTCCTATGGCGTTGACAAATACGCCACAATAAAATCCGTGTCAACTACATTTTTTGGTTGACGAACTATTGACAAGCGTGATACGCAATAAGAACAGTAACCCTACAGGGAAACCCTACTATGAAAATAACTAATAAAATAAACCCTATAGCTAAACTGTTAAGGGACAAACGGTATACCAAGCAGGTTGTCCCCAACAAGAAAAAAGATAAATTAGATAAACTTGTAAAGAAGGAACTGAGGAATGGCAAGACCAGCCAAGATACCTGAACCAACTAAAGTGTATAGTCTGCTAATATCTGTAGAACAGTACGACAGGCTAGCTTTCCACGCAAAGAAGCTAGATAAGAAAAGTTACGAACAGGTTAGTGTAGGTGATTTAATCCGTGACGGGATTGCATTATATCTTGAAGCATTAGATGAGGAGCACGACGCAGATGTCTCTAAAGACTGAGAAACTTGAAGTAGAAATTGTAGAACGGCCTGATTACAAGTGGGCTTTGATTGTTCCGGCATCGTCTGTTCGTATTGGTGAAACAGACCGTGAACTGGTGAAGTCAAAAGATTGTGTAGACTATCTGCGTCACGTTGTATTGTTTGTCGGAAAAAGTCGGTGGGAATGTAAAAAATGGCTTGACGAACATAAACAGGTGGTGTTAAAACTAGGGATACCTTACGAGGTGTCGTGAGGTTGTTTCGTTCGTTGGTTGGGGAACGGGGTTGGGATTAATTTTCCAGCCCCGTTTCTTTTTTTGTTGACAGCCTGTTTGATAACCGATATTGGTTATGTATCGTTAATCAATGAAGGGAACGAACGATGGAAACCCTAGAACTAAAAGATGATGAGATTGCAATTGTGTGGTCTGTTGAAGACGTGATGCAGGAGTGTGACTGGCTCACCGAAGAACAGGCACTGGAAGTGTTACACAATCTAAAACACAACCACGATGCCTGTATTGGTATTAACTGGGAAGTTATTTACTACAATGCTGAATGGATGTATCCAAAAGAGAAGGAAGCGAACGATGTCTAAAAAACTAGAGAACATGACGATTGATGAACGCATGGCCTATTGGGAAAACCAACGGGAAAAGGAACGCATACAGCGCAGAAACCGCATTGGTAAACTGTCTATGGAACAACGGTGCGCTGTAATTGAGGTACAGAAGTGGCTTGATGATGTCTTAGACTTGGCATTATACCCTGACATGGGGGGTATCAAATGTGTGTCAGCATACGCATTGCAAGAGTTGTCAGATGCACGGGACAAACTAAAGTTTGAGTTTAATTTAGATGAACGTAGCTAGACCTAAAGAAGCCGCGTGGGACAACGCCAAGCTGTACCGCGTGGATTTCTTCGACATGAGATTACCAGTATCCGGCACACGGCTCGTGTGGGCTGTTGTCGGTTACAAGTGGGTTCGCATTTGCACACCAGTACAAAACAAGAAGTTTCGTATGCGGCGTGGCGAATGGGACAAAATGTCAACACAGTTAATAAAGGAAACCGACGATGAACGTACCGACATTCAAGGAACTAAAGAGGGACTTGCAAATCCTAGAGGTTGAACCTCAATATGACCGCATGGGACGAATTAAGTTGACAGGTAATCGTCCCGTCTCTATCAAGATTACGAAACTAATGCTAAAAGGAACGAACGATGACAAAGGCGAAACGTAAATTTGTAGTTGACATAGTTGCATCTGTATCTAAAGAAATAACTGTCAAGGCTGATTCGGAAGAAGAAGCAGAAGAACAGGCACATGAAATATTCGCAGGATACTGGAAAGAACTTGAAGGTGTTCCTGAAGTATTTGAACAGGATACATACGACATAGGCGAGGTGTAATGATGGGTAAGATGAAAGCATTGGCAATGGACAACGAAGACAAATGGTTTGACATTGCAGGTTCGAAAATCGGTGGCTGTGAAACCATAGCTGAATTTATGATACAGATGGAACCTTGTCGTGACATGATGGCACACTATACCGATGCAGAATTAGATGAACTACAATGTGATATATGGGATAACTTTTGGGCGGACAAACGATGAAACAAACATACAAACTAATCATGGATAGTAAATACAACCCTCTGTCTAACATACCAGACACAAACACAAGACACATGGTCATGCAGATACTGGCATGGATGTGGTGCATTATCTTTGGTATGTCCGTCGGTTCTGTCACTGTGTTTGGAATTAGCGCAGTTGCACACGCTCTGTTGATAGCAGGTGCATTTATTACAGCGGGTGTATTTGAAACAGCCCGACGCAAACCAAACTACTTTGGCGGACTTGGCAGGGGTAATGGTGGCGAACATGATTGACCCCGCCTACCCTGACAAGGCAAGCGACCCACGATTGACAAATGTGGCTGACAAATGGCAGACACTAAACAGACAAATTAGTGACGCTGACTGGCATGGCAAACCCGTGACAAAAGCGCAACGTGACAAATTATCCACGCTAAGACAAATGGTGCAACATGGTAAATTATACACACCAAATTTCTAGACAAATGCCTGACAAACGAACCACGCTATCAAGAGATTATCCGTGCTATGATTGCGGTGAACCATCAATGGTTTATGTAGATAGTTTGTTTTACTGCCCTAAATGTTATTTAAAAAAGCAGGGTGCCAAAATAAAACCGCTTGACCATCGCGGATTTTATCCGTAACGTTTGCAAACCAACAAACGAAAAGGAACCAACAACATGAAAAAACGTATACACATAAACCAGCACGTCATTCGCGCAAATAAAAAAAATGGCACGACCGACCCTGTAATCACAATTAAAACTAGCAGTCGCAATATCTATGCCGACCGTGTCGAGATTCGCGGCGCGTCTAATGTTGTTTATTCACCTGATAAACCATTATCATGTGGTGCCCGTGTTTGGATTGAAACAGAGGCACCCGTGCAATGTGAAAATGGTGGCAAGGTCACTTTGATAAGCGGGGTGGCGTCATGAAAAAAGCAGATACAAACAAGCCAGCCGCGACCATGTATCCAAAGAGTCGCCGCACGGTTGCCGAATCCAAATCGGTTTTGAAACAATCTAAAAATAAAAAACTGTCCAGAGATAAATTGCCTGTAATTAAAAAAGGCCGGTTTAAAGGCTATGTAATTTATACCCTGACATTAGAAGAGCGGGCAACCTGTCCCCGCTATTGCTATCACTGGGATGATTGCTACGGTAATAACATGATGTTCGGGCATCGCATCCAGCACGGGGCAGAACTTGAAGCCGCATTGAAAAAAGAAGTTGCGGAACTTTGCGGACTTTATCGCGGGGTGATTATCCGGCTGCATGTGTTGGGTGATTTTTATTCTGCAAAATATGTGATGCTGTGGCGGCATCTATTGGCTGAATTTGATAACTTAGCTATTTGGGGATTTACCGGACATAAGCCAACTAGTTATATTGGCAAAGCTATCCAATCTGTACGGGTTGGATTCGGGGAACGGTTCGCGGTTCGATTCAGTAATGCACCGGAATGGCAATTCAGCGCGAACAGTGCCGACCTATTCGAACAGGTAAAAAACAAATCGGTAATCTGTCCAGAACAAACGGGGCAAACCGAATCGTGCTCAACCTGTACGATATGCTGGGCGGCAAAAGATATGCAGGTTTTATTTCAAACCCACTAATGACAAATCTGCCACGCTAAGTTTTTTGGGGCTTGTATGTGTTTGCGGTTTCGGGTTGTTGGGGGACTGGGCACGGTACAGGCGGCGGGATGTTGCGAGTCGCGGGGCGGCATCCCATTTTTTTATCTGTATTTTTTTTGGGCTGGGGGGTTCCCATTACGTCAAATCGGTGTATGATTCATGCTATGTTCAATCAACGAAAGGAACCGGACATATGTTTGACTTAATCCAACCTGAATATAAAAACGAAGGCGGCGCGACCGTCTATGAACATGCCAACATTGCCGACATATCTATTTTTCAAGATATGGGTTCGGTGCGGCGGGTGCCGATTGAAGCAGTCACCGCTCAACATTATAGTGATGTTGAATTGTGCGAGTATCAGCCGATGCCGGATTATTCGGCATTGCAAAATACGGCAACGGGTGAGGTGTTAAAGACCCGACCTGTAGGTGCCAGCTATAAGCTTGTCCCGCATGATGAACTATTCGCCAATCATGCCGATGTCTTGGGTGCAACCGACTTGCCGACCAGTAACGTTGCAGTCATGGATAGAATATATGACGGGGGGCTGCGTGCTCATCGGACTGTGCACTTTTTAGACTTGCAGCATGGCGTAGGTGAAAAGCAGGATAATGTTGTCTGCCGCATGGATATCTTCAATAGTATTGATATGTCTTGGGCTTTCCAGATATTCAGTGGGGCTTATCGTGACCTGTGCCGCAATACGCTAGTTTTCGGCGGGGAAAAGGCCTACCACCAAAAATCTAAGCATACCAAAAACCTTGAGCCAACCGCATTGATTAGCAAGGCGGCAATGGGTTTGAACATGTGGGAAAACCAGCTTGACCAGATGCAATTGTGGCAGGGTGCCAAATTATCCGATGAACAATTCGGGGATATCTTGGCGCAAACCGTTTGCTATAAATCTGGGGCAGCAGCCGAACAAGGCAAGGTGAAACCAGTCAACGAACGGCTGTTCAATTACCTAATGCATCAATTCAATGCGGAAAAGCAGGAATTGGGGTCAACCATGTGGGCGGCTTATAATGCTCTCACCCATTGGGCAACACATACCAATGTTACATGGACTGGCGCGGATGGTGTTGACCGGCAGACTGGAAAGAATACAGCCAGCCAGCATATGGTTCAGCGTAAACGCAACGAAGACGTGCGGAACGTTATCACGTCCCCGTCATGGCAATATCTTGAGAGTGTCGCGGCCTAATGGAAGCACTATATGTAATTTATCGTAGTCTGACCGTGCTACTGATAATTATGATTATTTATGCGGTCTTTGTTCAATAACTGGAAAAAAGGAACCAGAAAGATGACAACCAACAACGAACACATAAAAGAGCTTTGCAACCAGCTTGTTTCGGCTGTCCGTGCCGACGTAAAGCAGGACTTATACCAGCGGTTCAAGGCTGAGTTTGATTTCCAGACTGGCATGCATGGTGAACAGCTTGAACCCGTCCGGCAGCGGGGGCAGCGCGGCAACGACAAGCGTCCATTCCGTCCGAATTCGTCACTGGCGCGGGTTTATCGGACTCTTGCCAGCCGTAAGCATGGCGTCAACATTAAAACGCTTGCCCGTGAATCCGGCTTGACTGTTCGCGGGGTTCAAAATGCGGTGCACCGGTTGCGAAAGCACGGCTATAGCATTGTCGTAAAACGTGAGGGTTTCTTGCGGCCTAAATACCGGCTTGCCAGCTAATCCGAAACCGGCTATTAATTGGGGACTGGCGGCGCGGTGTTGCCAGTCTCACTTTAACCAACAAAGGGAACCGAACCGATGAAAACCACAATTGATTTCAAGCAGGATGAATTCGACAGCCAGTCAAAAAGAATGGTTGTTATGACCACAGATGAACAGGCTATGATATTGCAGTCTGTTGAGACTTTAGAAGCACAGGCGCAAACCTTGAAAGCAATGCTGCGGTCAATGGGTTTTGACCACTATACATTTGCCAGCGACAGCCCGCGAACCGTTGC